ATTATTACGTAGATACTGATCATGATCGTATTTACAGAATTGATGGTGAAAAATCAACAAGATACTTTAAAAAAGGGTTCGCTTCTGTCAAAGTTGTATATACTGCTGGATATTCCGCAGTACCAACAGATCTTAAGTTAGCGGTCTTTGACCTCGTAACTTATTACTTAAAAGAAGAACACAAAACACAACGTTCAATCGCTGGAACCACCCTACGTAATGAAGGTAGTACTTCAATCAGAAATGATATAGGTTTTCCAGATCACATCAAACGAGTACTAGACCTTTATAAAATTATAGATATAATTTAATGGCTAAAAAGTTTTGGAATGAGTTAATTCAAGAATACTTTGACCGTGCTGATGCAGGCGCTCTTAGAGAAGAGTTAGATGCATGGCACAAACATGATATATACTATGGTACAACAAATGTAAAAGAGGCTCTAATAAACGCATTCACCAATTCTAAAACTGCAGAGTATTCATATAAAAGAACACATAACCAGAAATGGATAAAAGCAGCAAATGCTTATATAAAGGCAGCAAGAACCGTATATAAAGCTAGCAATAGAAGTACAACTAAGACTTATAAAGAAGGTTTTGTAGCTACTATTGCTCCTAAAAAAAGTACAAGACGACCTGCAGATACTGATATAACAGCAACTCTTCCCTATACAAAAGCACAAACGGAGGGTTGGGCTGCAGCGATGAAAGTTCTTGTAAAAGAATTTAAAGGTACAAAGATGGGAGATGTTGGAGCAGCGAGAAGAGCGCGACAAATGGACTTTTTACATGCAGACGACCCTAAATCAGGTAAAATGGGAAGATCAGGTAAAAGTTCAACTCCTAAAGATTATTATGTACCTGGAAAAAGTAAAGATAATATAGGTAGTAGAGTAACTACTGTAGGAAGCTATGCAGCCGCAAAGATGGGAGACGACTCTAAATTCAAAGAAGATTTAGCAGCGGGAAAAAAGAGCGAAGGGTATGTTCCAGGTACAGAACCTGGAAATGAATGGGGTAATCCACCCAATAAGATGGAGAGCTGGAAAGGAAATATGACTCCTGCAATGACAGAGATGTTTTCAGATAGAGCATCAGCAAGAATACTTGAATATATTGAGGCTGATTTAGGTTGGAAAGCCACTAGGAGTAAAAGCGGTACTAAAGGAAGAAAATTAGAATATATAGTTCAAGGCTCAGTAGGCCCCCGTAGTAGTCAAGAAAAGAGATATCCTTGGGATATGCCGATAAGCTCTGGAGAATATGCAAGAACAGGAATTCAAGGAAGGTTAGAAGATATACTCAATGAAGTAGCCCTAGACATGTTAAATGACATAAGCTCTTCAGAGACAAATGCAAAACAAATAGAAGCTAGTGAGAGTATAGGAGTAATCATGGCATCTGACCTAGCCGAAGCTACATTAGATCCTATAAAAAAGTATTTTAAAACAAAAAAGAATGTAAAAGTAAAAGTTACTAGAGGTACTAAAAAGGTACAAGATAACAAAAAGAATCAGGATCGAAAAAAATATAGTAGTAAAAGTAAAGGCAAGATTAAACCTAAAATTATAAGGTCTAAGGCTCCAAAACCTGCTCCTAAGACTACCAAAGCAGGTAATCCTGATATGCGTTTTAAAGCAAATAAGGCAGCATGGGGAGGAAGGGGCGCTCATAGTCCAATAGCTTTAACACAATTATTAAATAAAGCATTACCAGAGGAATTAAAAAAGAATATGACAGGAGTTTATCCTAAAAGTTTAGAGTGGAGAACAGGTCGATTTGCCCAAAGTGCGGAAGTAACAAGTATAGTCCCTTTTCCTAATCTGACACAAATTCAATATACATATATGAAAGACCCCTATGAAGTATTTGAAGGTAAAGGGGGTAGAGATCCTACACAAATAATAGGTGGAACTATAAGACAATTAGCCCAATCAATAATGGGCACAAGATTTGGTTTAGTAAGAACCAAGAGAGTATAATGGCAAGAAGCATATCAACAAGAAGATCACAAATTTTAGACGCTTTAGTTGTCAAATTTAAGAATATTGACGGCACAGGAGATTATAGAACTGATCTTGCTGATCAAGTGTTCCCAACAATGAAGTTTTGGGACGAAATTAGCACTTATCCTGCAGTACATCTATCTGCGGGAACAGAAACAAGAGAATATTACGGTGGAAATAATAGATGGAGATTTTTAACAATTACAATTCGAGCATATGTAAATCAAGAGGACCCAGTTGAGGCACTTTGTTTACTACTCGAAGATATAGAATACGTACTGGATAACAATTTAACTATTGCTTATTCAGATTCATACGGAAGCGCGAATACCGCACAGCAAACCATCATCAGTATTGATACTGATGAAGGAGTGTTAGCACCTCTCGGTATTGGTGAAATGATAATAGAGGTGCGATATTAGAAAACGGGATGTTGAAGCAAAAGCACAGATATTCCCCTTTTCAAGCCAAATAGGAGACTATAATGGCAACAAAACTATATTTTAGCAGAGATACGAAAGTCATAGCACACGTACCAATGGCAACAGCCGGTACAAATAGCATGTACTATGACCTACCCGTCTTAGACGGATTTTCGTTTTCTCAAGCAATGAATACTAGTGAAATTACTTTAAATGAAGCACAAAATACTTCAGGAGCAAGTAGAAGAGGCCGCGCAATGTTTAATGACTCATTTGCGCCAGTTGAGTGGAGTTTTTCCACTTACATGATGCCCTATACTTCAGCAGGCGGTACTCAAGGTACTGCAGGTAAAGGTGATGCAACAGATGGAGACCACAGAGAGGTTTCAGAAGCTCTATGGGCTATGTTCTTTGGAGGAACTGTCAACGCAGGGCTAACCTCAGACTCAACTAACTTAGACATAGGACAGGTCGCAGGTAAAGCTACTGTAGGGGTATTTGACCTTTATTTTGTACTTGGAGCATCTCAAGCTGCAGCTGCATATACGTATACAACTGGAGCCGCTACTGCAAATCAGATGATCTATAAGATCGCTGACTGTTCAGTCGGAGAAGCATCTTTTGATTTTGATCTTGATGGAATTGCTACTGTTAATTGGTCTGGAAACGGAAAATTAATTACAGAAGAAGCAACTCTTGATTTATCATCATCAACTGCATTTATTTATGAAGGTGTATCTAATAATACAGGTTTTATCAGAAATAGAGTATCAGATTTAACAATTTCAGGAGACCCTTCTGGAAGTTCAGTAACTTATGCTACTACTTTAACGGGTGGTAATATTACTATGAGTAATAATCTTACTTATTTAACTCCAGAAACTCTAGGTAAGGTTAATCAACCTTTAGGACACGTTACAGGTAGCAAAAACATTGGAGGAAACTTCACTTGTTATCTAGATAATGCATCTAGTACATCAAGTGCAGAATTCTATGAAGATTTAGTGGAAGCAACTAGCGATATTCAAAACTCATTTAGTTTGACTTTTGATATTGGAGCAAGTGCTGCCCCTTATGCTTTAATTACAATGCCTACATGTCATTTAGAAGTACCAACTCATTCAATTGAGGAAGTAATTTCAATGGAAACTAATTTCCATGCGTTACCGAGCGACTTTGACTCAACAGATGAAATCTCAGTATTTACATTTTATGGACAAGACGTTAGTTAACACATAACTAGGTTGTTAGGGCGGTACGCCGCCCTAGCATTTTTTAACAACAACAATAGGAAGCAACCAGCATGAACGAACAAACAGCAACACAGATAACACAACCTGTATCGCTAGCTACACTACTAACACCCAGTAAGACAGTTTCTATAGATTATCCTGAATTTGAAGGATTTGAAGTTGAATTAACTTATCTCGCTAGAGAAGAATTAATGAAACTTAGAAATAGAACTTTAAAACAAAAATTTAATAAGAAAACCCGTGCATTTGAAGAACAGATGGACGAAGAATTATTTCTTACTGAGTATGTAAAAGCTGTGATAAAGGGTTGGAAAGGTTTAAAATACGAATTTGTATCTCAATTACTTTTAATTGATACTGATAGTATAGACCTTCAAGATGAGTTACGATTTACTACAGAAAATGCAGAATTACTTATGAAGAATTCAGCAGATTTTGATACTTGGGTAACAGAAGTAGTAGGTGATCTTGAAAATTTTACCAAAGACAAGTAGACTATATACAATCTCTACTTGAAAGACATATAACAGGACTTCCCTATAAAAGTGTAGATGAATACTATAAAATTATGGAAAGTATGGGTAAAGACCCAAATCCTGATACTGTAAAATTAATTGAGGGAGTAATTTTCCCTTTAGAAGTTTTAGAAGCTTTTCAATTACATACACTTTTACCTGATGTATGGGACGGAGCAGGTGGAAATTACTTTGGAAAGGATTGGAGCGCTTTAGGTGCTTTATTAAAAGCATTAAAAATTAAAGAACCTCAATATACTGTTCTCTTTTTACGAATGATTGACAGTTTTACAACCAAAGACAAAAATGAAGAAATTCAAAAAGATAGAAAAAGACGGGAAAAAACGTCTAAGGCCCCAGTAGGGCAAAAGAAAGGGATAGAAATACATGGCTAAGAATAAGGTTAAAGCTTCACTAGATTTTGATGATAATGGTGATCTGAAAAAGATAGAAAAGAAAGCTAAAGCAGCAGGTAAAGGCTTAGAAAAAGGAGCTAAAGGTGCTCACTCTATGGACAGGCGACTCAGAGGAGCTGCCGGAATGTCCTCTAACGCATCTAAAAACTTCTCTAAGATGTCTCAAGGGATATCTGGAGGACTTGTTCCTGCCTACGCTACTTTAGCGGCTTCATTATTTGCTATAGATGCCGCATTTCAAGCACTTAAACGTGCTTCTGACCTTCGTGTACAACAAGAGGGTATGATGGCTTATGCAGCCAATTCTGGAATTGCACTTCAATCAATTTCGAGAGACTTACAAGAAGCAACAGGCTATCAATTAGACTTTAAAGAAGCAGCCGAATCAACTTCAATCGCTATAGCGGGTGGCTTCTCTGCAGATCAAGTAATTCAAATAGGTAAAGCAGCAAAAACAGCCTCTATCGCACTAGGTAGAGATTTTGCTGACTCATATCAAAGGTTATTAAAAGGTATAACAAAAGCAGAACCCGAACTCCTAGATGAATTAGGTATTATACTTCGTTTAGAACGAGCTACTAAAATATATGGAGCCGCTATCGGTAAAAATGCTAAAGATTTAACAGCTTATGAAAGACAACAAGCTGTATTTAATGAAGTAATAGGTCAAACAGCTAAAAAGTATTCTATGGTAGGAGATGCTGTACCTGTTAGTGTAATGGGACAGTTAGGAGCTAAATTTACTGATTTAACAGATAGCTTCTTAAAAGGAATCGCTCCAATAGCAGAATTTTTTGGAAAGATATTAGTAAATAGTACTACAGCAGCAATAGCTGCACTAGGAGTATTTGCAGCTTCTATACTTAAAAATGTTTTACCTTCTGCTGAAGCTATGAGAGCAAAGTTCCAAGAGGCTGCTATAGCTAGACAAGCTGCTTTTAGTGACGTAAAGGGGTCAGGTGGCCGATTTATGGAAGGTATGAGAGGAATTGGATCAGCTAGAGGAACAAAGTCTTTTGCTAAAAATTTGGCAGGAGGAAGCTTAGGAGATGTAAAATCAGCAGGACTTAAAAATCTAAGAAAAGGAGGAGACTTAACAGGGGCTCAAAAAGGTGGACTTAAAAATGCATTAAGACAAGCAGAAGCACAATTCAGTACACATAATAAAGTTGTTAGTGGTATGTTTAAAGGAAAAGATGCCAGAGTCTTACAGTCTCTTAGACTTACATTAACAGCAATGGACGGTGGTTGGAAGGGTTTTGTAGCTAAAACAAAATTAGGAGTAATGCAAATTGTAACTACTTTTAAAATTGGTACTACAGCTTTGAAAGCTATATGGAAAACTACAACAGCAATTATGTCTGCTGCAGCAGCAAAAATGGGAAGAGCTATGAATGCGGCTCTAGGTATTATAGGTTGGATAGGTATGATATTTATGGCTAAAGACGCTATAATAGGAATGTGGGAAAGTTTAGATAAAATTTTATTAGCAATTGGTCAAACTATGATAAAAGTTGGGAAATGGATAGGTAAAATTGCACCAAGAATGGGTAAAATGTTGGAAGGCTGGGGTGAAGGTGTAGTTGAAAAAAATAAAGAAGGTTCTGAACGTAATTTAAAAAAACAAGCAACAAGAGATCGAAGAGTAGCTACAGGTAAAGGAAAAAGCTTCGGAGAAGGATTAGCTGAAACAACAAAAGATATAACAAAAATGCAAGAGTCTTGGGCAGGTATGGCAAAAGTAAATGACCAGTTTAACCAGTTAGATGCTACAGCAAATGCAATCGCATCATCTGGAGTTCTGGGAAAACTAGACCAAGGTATATCTATATTGACTTCAGATCAAAAAGCTTGGAGTACCGAATTGAAAACAGCAGCCAAAAAGGACTTAGTAACCTTTTTAAATAAAATGGGAGAATTAGATGGTAGGTATTCAGATCAAGCAACTGCTTTAGCAGCTTTAGACCCTAAATCTAAGACTTATATAGAAGATCTAAAGAAAATTAGAATGGGTATTATAAAAGTTAATAATGAATTTGGTAGTCATGTTCAAGCAGGAAAGGATTTTAATACTACTTTTGAAGGTTTAAGTAAAAGGTGGGCTGAAGATGCTGTTAAGCAAAGTCCTTATGGAAAATTTGCAATAGATATTCGCAGTATGCGAGACTCTGCCAAAGCCTTCAAAGATGATTTTGTAAATACAAAAGATGACGAAGGGAAGGATGTTTATGATGAGCGTTTACAAATACTTCAAAAGATATATGGACCTGATATAGTTGATACTATTAAAACTGTAAAAGACATGGAAGAGTTATTAGCAGGAACATATGCAGATCAAGTAAAAAGTTTAAGAGAAATTCAAGCACTTCAAATAGCTAAACAAGGTAGAGCTTTAGAAAGAGCAGATCTAGCTCTTGGAACTTCCAGAGTTGGGGCACAAAGAGGATTAGAACTTACGGCAGGGGATAAACGAGATACAGCAACAGAAGCAAGGGCTGAATGGGATATGAACAAGAAAAAGAGAGAAGCCGCTTTCTGGGTGGAGGGTGTTAGATTAACAGGTGAAGCTTTAACATTAGAAACACAGAGACAAACAATAGCTGAAAATAACGTAATACTACTCGAAAAACAAGCTACGGTAGCAGAAGAATTAGCTGGTGGAATGACACAATTAAAAATAGCAGGAAAACAAGCCCTAGAAGATGGATTAGCTAAAGGTATAGAAGGTCTTATAATGGGAACTATGTCTCTTAAAGAAGCTTTCGCATCAATGGCTAAAGGCATCATATCTTCTTTAGCTCAAGTACTAGCTAAGCAAATGGCTGTTAAAATGATGGGGTCTACTCTTTTCGGTAGAGAAGGTGGAATATTTACACAACGAGGTGATGGAGGCTATAGATCATTTAGGGACGGAGGAATAGCTTCAGGATCTTCAGGAAGGGGTTATCAAGCAACTTTACACGGTACAGAAGCAGTAGTTCCTTTAGGAAATGATAGAAGTATCCCCGTTAAGATGCAAGGTGGAGCAATGAATACAAATAATACGAATGTTGTAGTAAATGTAGAAGGTGGACAAGCAAGTTCAGATGTTTCAGGAGAGTCTCAAGCATCAGCACTTGGAAACTTAATAGCAGCAACAATTGAAGAGAGACTAGTAAATGAATCACGTCCAGGTGGGCTACTAGCTAGAGGAGGAGGCGGATAATGGCAACAGGACTAACACAATCTGACGGATCAAATATAACAGGGTTTAGTGCCGCCGTAATGCCAGATAAAGGTTTCTCGAAAAAAGATAAGCCAAGAGTATTATCAACCGCATTTGGTGATGGGTACGAGCAACGTTTAGCTGATGGAATAAATGTTTTAGATCAATCTTTTACACTAAACTTTAAAACTAGACCTAAAGCAGAAATTGATGATTTGGTAACTTTCTTTGTAAGTCTAGGAGGAGTAGACGTTTGTAAATTTACTTATGCAGATAGTAATGCAGGTGGAAGTGAAACTGCTGTAAAAGCAATTGCAAGAAATTGGGACCAAAAGTTTGATTATGGGGACTATTATAGTTTATCAGTAACTTTAAGTAGGACTTATGAGCCATGAGCACAGATGCTATAGTACAAGACGTTCAAAAATTAGCTATATCTTCAGGTATAGTAGAATTATTTGAATTACAAGTAAATACAAGTCCTGATCAATGGATTTATTTTACAAGTAACTATTATGACCCTACTTCAGCAACAGGATACTGTAAAATGTGGGATATTGATGGTGCTACAATTAGAACTTATTATGTCATTCCTGCAAGTATTGCAGGATTTGAATATAAAACAGACGGTCCTTTACCCCAACCAAAACTCACAATAGCAAATGTACTAAGAACTGCAACTAATAATAGTTTAGCGGGTTTATTATCTTCAGCTACTTATGAAGATATATTAGGAATGAAGTTTAGAAGAAGAAAAACATTAAAAAAATACTTATATAATGTATCAACCACAACTCCTGCAGTAGAATTTGCATCAGATTTATTTTATTTAGACAGAATTGAAAATGAAAATGAAAGAGATGTCACTTTTACACTAGTATCGCCTTTTGATTTAACAGGAGTAACTTTACCTAGAAGAACCATTATTGGAAATATGTGTCCATGGGAATATCAAGGAGCAGGAGACCATTTAAATAATTGGGAGAAGAAAGGTGGGTGTACTTGGAGTAATGAAAGTAAAATAACCATTGACGGAGTAGAACATAGAACTTTTGTAAATCAAGATGATGAATATATTGTACCTTCTACAGCAACCTTTACAGATGACCCCGGCTCAGGTACTAGAACGTTAGATGAGTACTATCAAACTGATGCTACAGGATTAAAAGAAATTGAATGGGGTGGAGCCTATACAGCAGCTAGCGCAGGGTCAGGGTACACTCTAAGTGATGGAAATAGGTGGCAAGCAGCTGCAGCTGCAACTACAGTTCCTGCAGATAATAGTTCAGATTGGAATAGAATAAGAGTTTTTAGTAATTATACTATGGCTAATGCTGTTAGAGTATTCGAACACGACGAATTTAATAGTTATGTTCTAGATGGTCAAATAGAGAGTATATCTATATCAAATAATGGTAGCGGATATACTAGTGTTCCTGATGTGACAATAAGTGCTCCTGGAATTGGAACTACAAATGGTATTCAAGCAACAGGAACAGTATTACTTTCGGGTACTACAGTTTCAGCAATAGTAATAGATGAACCAGGACATGGATATGTAGCTGGAGAAACAGTAACAGTATCTTTTTCTGGTGGTGGAGGTTCTAGTGCTGCAGCAACAAATCCAACAGTAGTTACTAGACTGTGGCATGCTAGAAGAGAGGGTCAAACTGGTACTGATACTACTAAAAGAGTACAACCAGGTTTTGGGTCTCATTGGACAAGAGGTGATGTGTGTGGTAAAAAAATAACGTCTTGTAAGATGAGATTTGGATTCAATCCATTAATAACCTTAGCTTATGATAACCAAACTACTAATTTTACAGCAGCAAAGCAATTAACGGGTGGAACTAGTACTGCTACAGCTACAATTATGAAGGATACTGATGCTGGAGCAACAGGAACTTTAACATTATCTAATGTATCAGGAACTTTTCAAGATGGTGAGACTATAACAGATGATAATGGTACTCCCGGCTCAGCTACAGTTAACGGTACAGCAGGTGGAACAATAAATAGTAGAGGAAAAATAGCACTAAGAACTTTGGATAAAGGTGCTGGGCTACCACATGGTGGATTTCCTGCGGCAAGAAGAATGGGGAGATAATGTTAGAAAAGCACTTAGCAGATATATTTACTCATTTAGAAGCAGAATATCCAAAAGAGGCTTGTGGTGTAATTGGTACTGTAAATGGAGAAACCCAATGGTTTCCCTGCAGGAATCAAGCAGAAGAACCCGAAGACGATTTTGAGATACATTCAAAAGATTATGTAGAATGTTGTATTGCTTCTGAAAAAATAGAAGCAATAGTTCATAGTCACCCTGACTATAAACCTGATCCAAGTGATCACGATATACGATCATGTAATTTTTTGAATATACCTTATTATATAATAAGTATACCAAATAAAGAAGTGGTTAAATTAACCCCAGGCGAAAGAGAGACCAGCGATGTCACGGAACGTTTATTTACACGGTGAATTAGGAGAAAAGTTTGGAGCCCATTGGAAGATGAGTGCTCCTACTATAGCTGATGCTGTAAGATTAATTGAATGTCAAACTAAAGGCTTTAGAAAGTATTTAATAGATTCAGTAGATGCAGGATTAGAAGCCGCTATAGTTGTAAAAGATAGAGAAATAGAAGAGCCCCTAGAAGTTAGTTTACAGATGGAAGGAGACATGCATATTGCACTAATGCCTTCTGGGTCAAAGAAAGGTTGGGCTAAACTAATTTTAGCAATTATAATAATTGTTGTAACTTGGGGCGCTGCATCTCCAGGAGGTTGGGCAGCCTCAGCAACATCTACCGCAGAAGCTGCAGCTTTAAATATGGGAGGAATGATGGCAATGAGTTTTGGACTATCTCTCGCAATGATGGGTATAACAGAATTAACCACTAAAGCTCCGAAACATGATAAAGATGGAGAAGGAGGAGTATTTAATGGACCTGAAAGTACAATAGTTCAAGGTACTCCTGTACCTATATTATATGGAGAGTTATTAATAGGTGGTAAACCAATTAGTGTTAATTTTAAAGCTTCAGGTACAAGTGGTATAGGGGCTGGAAGATATGGAGGGACTGTTTTGAGTGGTACAATGGGTAATCTTTATCAACAAAATCTACAATGGCTCAATGATTTGGACGAACATAGTAAGGAAATATATGAGGTTGGAGTATGAATCCTGATGAATTAGGACATTTAGGCTTCGGAGCTTTAAGAGATGCTACAATGGGTATAGCGGGTACTCGTGGGGGTGATAACCAAACCGCAGTAGTATATGATTTATTATCTGAAGGACCTATAGAAGGGTTAAAAGATGGTTTTTCTTCTATATATTTTAATGGAACTCCTATAATAGACCCTAATAGCGATGCATATAAGAGGTTAAAAAGTAGAAGAGGCACTTGTACTACAACAGCTGATAGTGCCACAGTAACGGTTAGTTCAGGATTAGCAGTTAATGAAATAGACCTTACTGAGGGAATAAGAATTGTACATATTATGGGGGCGGGAGCTTCATTAACAGGTAATGGGTCTAGCACAGGAGTAACAACTACAAAAAATAATCCACTAATTACTACTACTGCAAATTTTTTCGATTCTACAGATGCTGCTACTACAAATAATGGCTTAGGGAATGTTTATGTAAGAATTCCAGATGCAGGGCATGATGGACAGGACTACTTTGGAAAAATTACTCACCGATTAAATGCAACACAAGTACATGTTTCACCCCCTGTACCAACTGCTGTATCTTATAAAACAATTGTAAAAGATTTAGTTACTACTATAAAGTCAATAACAAATTCTACAACTATTGTTGTTGCTGATGTAGCTGAAACAGCAGCAACTGGAGCTAAATGTATAATAAGTCCTCCTAAAGTAGATAATGCGGAAAGACTTACAGAAGATGGGTTTAACTTCGAACATGTATCTGCCTTTTTTAGAACAGGTCATCAGTACCAAGCACCCCCAAAAAGTTTTGCAGGTCAGGTTGGTACTACTTATGCTAAAACATTTAGTGAAGAAATTAAACAAACTACTAATGATGATTTAGGTATATCAGGACAAGAACAAGTAATAAAGACAGCTTTAAGTGACTTAAGTATTGTAGACCCAGGAGAAATTGATTCTATAAAAATAGCAATAGAATTCGCTTCTCTTATTAGAACTAGTAAGAATACAGCAAATGAGTATCCTGCAA